TTTAAATGGGTCTTTGTCCATATTCATTTCCCCGCTATATATCACTATCTTAGTTTTCCTGCTACTATTTTTATTATATCATAAATTTCATTGATATAACACCCCGCTTTTTGCCCGTATTTGCTGAAAAGTTCAGTTTTGAATATCTCCGCAAATCTCACAAAATCCCGCTATTTAGTAACAAATTAGTAACAGATTACATCAGGTCATTGACCCTTGCCTGTACTGCTGCATAATCATAACCTTCTGCGGTGATTCTGTTCTTACGATCAGCACCGTTTCCATACTCACCACGGATGACTGCCCTTGCAATTTCATCAATGGATTTCTTAGGTGTTCCGCAAAGTTCATTGACCTTGTTCTGAACTGCGGTGTAATCATAACCCGCCTGTTCAATGCGGTTCTTTCTGTCCTGACCGTTGCCCCAAGCACCATTGATGACTTCCTGTGCAATTTCATCAACAGATTTCTTTGGTGTAGTGTCTACCCCTAAAATCTCATTGACCTTTGCCTGAACCTCATCATAGTTGTACCCGGCTGCTTCAAGTGCTGCTTTACGATCAGCACCATTTCCATACTTGCCGTTGACAACATCCTGTGCAACTTCATCCACTGACTTTGAAGGTGTCTGCTGTGCAGCAACGTCATATTGTGTAAGGTTGTTATCTCTGATAACACGCATCAGGTTTGTTACATAAGTGCTTGATGTTGCATAGCCATCTGCCTTGATGTTCTCCACATAAGTCTGTGGGTCTGTAACCCCTTTAAGGTTTGCATATCTTGAATAGTTGATGAAATCAAAGTAACCCTTGACACCATCTTCCATAGAATCAAACACACGGAAATTGTCACGAATGTTCGTGTGAACGCCCGGTGTATATTCCTCTGATGTTGCCATGTTGACAGACTTACCAGTCCAAGCACTTCCGCACTTCAAACCAAAATAGTTGTGATATTTGGCAGCAAGGCTTGACTGTCCCCACCCTGATTCAAGAATTGCCTGTGCAATGATCGGACTGTGTACCTTGATACCATACTGTGCAGCATACTTGATGACATAGGCTGCAATCTGTGAAATAAATGTCTGCTTATCCATAATTATTTACCCTCACTTTCTGTCTTTTTCTGTAAAATATCAATAGCCTTGGTGATGACTGCCGGGAGTGGTAACCCCATAAGACCCGCATTTTCCACAAGGGAAATTGTTTCATTGGCAATGAACGCAATGATTACTGCATCCCTGATGTAATTTGTGCCAATGACAAGATCAAGGCGGTACGCAACCAGTACAAAAATCAGAGTCATGCACTTTCTGCAAAGACCTTTCCACCCCGCCTTACTTTCAAGTGAACCTGTGTCTGTCTTGGGACTGTTCTTGAACACCCCCGCAACAATCAGTCCTGAAATATAATCAAGACCCATGAAGATCAGAAGGGTTGTAAGTCCCGCATCCCAACCACCAAAAAAAGATGCGATTGCTGAACCAATCACACCTAATACACTGCAAATAGTCTGTTTCATTTTCTCTGTCCTTTCTGAACATAAAAACAACCGCTTGTGACCTCATATAAGGGTCATATAGCGGTTGTTTTTGTTCCTGTGATAATTTCCTTGTCTGTTGATTACTCTGCTAATTCAGGGCAATCAAGGTCAATCAGAACTTCCTTCACTTTGTCCTTGATTTTCTCAGGTACATCAGCAAAGGTTTTCTTGCCCTTAATGATAAGAGTTGCATAGATCACTGCCATAGATTCCACATCCTTTCTGAATAAAATTTTTATGATGAACTGAAACAACATCAGTTACCACCTTCTGCCAGTTCCGGGTGTCCTTCATCAATAAGCACCTGTTTGACTTCATCCCTGATCTTGTCAGGAACATCATTGATTGACTTCTTACCCTTGATGATAAGTGCTGCATAAATGTTTGCCATATTCTCACCCCTTCCTTATGCCATCATTTCATAGATTTCACACATGGCTTCCTGTGCCTGTGTCATCTGATCTTCCAAAGATGCGTTCCTGTCATCAATCATTTTGATGTATTCATCCTTGGTGTACTGGGTCAGGTCATATTCATAACCAGTGAACCCCGGCTGTTCATCTGTCCCGGCTTCTGTGACCGGGGTGATGTTCTCTGCAATCCAAACTGAATAGTCATCAATGACCTTCTGTTCAGGCTGCTTTGTACTGCGTACTTTTCCGTACTTTTTCATGCTTTTTACCACCTTTCTTGATATGATCTTTATAGTACCTATCAGCATAAGGCTGAATTGGTTCAATATATTTTTCAGACAATCGGCTGCTATCACAATATTTCAACCAACCCTTATAGGAATTGATTGCACACCATTCTGAATAGTTCATTTCCTGACCGCTTTCAATCTTCTTCCTGATTGCGGTCATTTTCCGTTCAAATTCCTGACAGGTGGATTTTCTAAGAAGGGTATCTTTCAAGAAAATCCTGTACCCTACAAAATCAATACCCCGGATGAACGAAGGGAATATCTGATAGTTGCCTTTTATTCTTAATTTCAAATTCTGTATGAAATATTCATTGATTTCTGCAAGTAACTGATGCAGTTCTTCTTTGGTTCTTGCAAAAATACAAATATCATCCATATAACGGTAATAGTGCTTTACCCGCTTAACTTCTTTTATCCAGTGGTCAAAACCTGATAGGAAGAAATTGCCGTCATACTGTGAAAAGTAATTCCCTATTGGAATACCGACACCTTCAATGAAGTCCTTGCCGTTTACCTTCACTATCTTGATTTCATTACCACAAGACCGATAAAATTCAATGTTTTCATCCGTTGCCGGACAAGTGCTGATTGAATCAATTACTTCATCAATCAGTTCAAGCAGTTCAGGGTCTTTGTACTTCCGTCTGAACTTCTGTTTTAGTGTTTCGTGGTCAATGGAAGGGTAAAATTTCTTGCAGTCTATTTTCAAGCAATAGGTCATTTCTTCCGGCACGGTATCAACCGCCAACCGTAACTTCTTGTATGCTGCATGAATACCCTTGTTTGGTATTGCTGAATATGTGTCATCAGTGAAATACGCTAATAACTGCGGTTCAATCACCTGTAAAACCGCCCATTGTGCAATTCTGTCAGGGAAGAATGGAAGTTTGTATATTTCCCGTTCCTTCTTGCCGTCTTTTTTCGTAAAAGTGGCATATTCCGAAGTTTTGTATAAATGGTTTTGAAGCATCCATTACAGACCCGCCAAATAGTAGTATGGTCTTTTCTCAATCTGCTGAACTTCCTTGTACCATCCTTTGCCTTTCTTTGCGTGTTGAAACGCAAGATACAGGTTATCCATTGAACAGATTTTTTCATAAAGATTGCCATACCGTTTCACGCTTGTCTGTTCCCTTCTGTATGCACTGAACCGAACTTTCAACCCGTCAGGTGACGGTCTACTAATACAGCCCATGTATTTTGATGTTTTGCCAAGTGGCACGGTAATCAGTTTTCAGTACATTGATTTATAAGAACACCCCGCCATTTCTGACGGGGTGTTTCAAGTGATATTTGTGCATTTACTAACTGACTGCTGATATTCCGATTACGATTAGAAGAAGCATTATTCAGATTCCAATAGAAAGCACTGGTATTCAAGCCATTATTCCAATTAGCACCTAATTTAGTGACATTGGTTTTTTGTCTTTTTATTGTCTTTCTGCTTGAAAATCGTCATCCTTAGCATCCTGATTACCTAAAATTGTATGAATTACTGGTTGCCTGTTATGCTGCCACCTTTTTTCGATACACCAACCGACCGCCGATACTCCGACCACGACCAGAAGACGCACCATCCAGAGCCCAACAGAAAGCACCGGCAACCAAGCCATTACTCCAATAAGCACCCAATATAGCGACACGCCAACCAGTACCGTTCTGATTCCAACAGTGATCGCCAACAGGAAGTGCAGTGTTTCCGTTGAACTCACCCGGTAAGAACAACCAATCAAAATCTTCTGAATAGCAGAAAGCGGAAACATAACCGTTTCCATACTTTGCGGTCATTCCTGTATCTTCATAAGGTGCTGCCTTAATGTCATCAGCAAAACCATGATCTGCAACATAGGTTTCACACTCACCTGTGGTTGCGTTCGCATAGTGATTGATTCCATCAATCCACCACCAAATGTTGCCCCAAAAGTTTTCTTCACCACGGTATGACACAATCTGAATACCGTTAGCATTGACAACTGAACCTGATGCATTACCAAGGGTGATTGTTGCACCTGTATTTTCTGTCATGGATGTTTTACCGTCATCAGTCTTTGAAACTGCACCGTTACCAATAACAGACTGCATGTTGAAGGTTGCATATTCAATCAGCATAAGCATCTGTGAAGCGGATGCCGTCTGAACAACACCCTGTTCCCAACCAGTACCACGTTTTTCAGCAAGTTTTCTGATATTGGCACGGGTTGCGTTCTGTGTAAGTCCTGACAGCGGTTTTGCATTGGCAATACTGCATAACATATCAGCAGCAAAGTCAGCAACCTGTGAATCATCAAGAATGTATGCTGATGCAGATGCATCCCAAAGTGAACCTTCAAAGGCTGCAAGATATGCAACATCATTTTCCTGACCATTTACAATGAACGCCGGATGAAGTTTGAATCCCGCCTTTGGTGTATCTGATACATAGTATCTGATTTTTCTTGTGATTGCCCCCTTGGTTCTCTTTTCAGTTTTAAGCGGTACAACCTTGTAATAAAACTTTGGCTGTTCAACCATGACCTGAACGATTGTCCCGGCACTGAATTTCAGGTTTTCATCAGGTGATTCAGTACCTACCGGGTTACGGTCAACCGCCTGTGTCAGTTTTCCAGTAGTGGAAAATCCGGCTTCACCATAGTATGCAGCAACACGCCCGTCATTGGTAAGGTTACAACGCTTTCTGCCACCAAAGGCATTGATTCCATCAAACCCTGAACCCGCTGAACGGTTTACCGCTCCGGCAAGTCTTGTGAACTTCTTGTTTTCAAAGTCCACTTCAACACCGTAAATGTCACCGTCAGTATAGCCAACAAAGGCTTTCAGATCAGCAATTTCTTTTTCAAGTGCCTGAATGTCACCAACCGTTGCATACGCACCCGGACTGACCGCAAGTGATACGCTGTCAGCGTTGCCTACTGTGGTATATAACTGTAAGTATGCAGCCGATACCGTAACGCCGTTATACGGTGGCATATAACAGTTATTTGACTTTTCAATGCAGACTGCATACAGAATTTCACCCTTGTCAGGGTCAACGGCATATAAGCCAAGTGTACGCATATAGTAACCTTCTTTCAGGTCTACATTGGAATATGCTGCATCAATTTTGATTGCAACCTCATTTGTGCGGGTAACCTTGGAAACAAGGGTTGTCTGCTTGATGTTGCTAAGTGCGGTCAATGCCTGTAACTGACTTTCAGTGTACTGGGTACTGGAAGAACATACTTTTGTAAAATCAATGTTTCCTGACCCGGCAATCATCTTTGCCATAAGTGCCTGACCATTGTTTGTGATGTAAAGTTTTGAATACTCTGCCATCTTATCATTCCTTTCTATGTTGTTTTTATCTCAATGAAGTCTACCTGAACAACGCCGGATGCTGCCTTTGCATCCATATCTGCCCGGATTGTTTCATTAAAATCTGTTGAAATGGTTACCATTGCGGTATCTGTTGCCCTACCACCAAAGTTCACTGTACCCTGAACACTCACTGTTTCCTGACTGTCATTTGTAATGTTCAGCATTTCAGTCTGAACGATTCCACCACCAAAGACTGATGAACCGTTCACATCAAACACTTCCCGGAAATCGTTTGTGATAATAAATTCATTGATGAAGCAGATGCCACCACCAAAAAGAACAGCACCTTTGATGTTGCAAGGGATGCTGTTCTTAGATACAACCACAAGATTTTCAGGAATCATTGTGTTTATGATGTTTTCCAGTTCTTCCACCTGACCGTATAATTCAAGGTCAGTGTCAATATACAGTGTGTACCCGGTCTTGAAATCACCAGTCACTTCAAAATCACTGTCACCACAAAGGACAAGCAACTTTTGAAGCAACACTTTCCAAGTGTACGGGATTGTGTTGAACCACTTGCTTTGAACCCTTGAACGCCTTGATTCAAGGGTATCATCAGCAGTTGGGTATATTTTCAGCATCTTTTCAAATCGGCTGATTCCATATTCATCAGCGGTTGAAATGAAGCGGTTACGCAAACACCTGTCAGTTGCCGACCACATCAGACTAAATTCAGGGTTTTCCGCTTCAAGTGCTGCAACGGGTTCTTTGTAACTCTGCATGAATGGCGGTAAGTATGAAACAAGGTCAACTTCTCTTATCATGCAGAAACACCCCCTAACTTTGGTATACAAAATTCTGTCAAGGTCATATTGCTTGCCGTGCCGTTCAGCTTTGTCCCGGTCACATCCACCACACCATCAACGCCAAGGATGCGGTTTTCAATCTGCGATACTCTGACTATGGTTTGTGATGTTTCTGACCAGTTCTTTCTTAATTCCAAGAAGTACGCATCAACTGCTTCTGCAATGGCTGCCTTGGTATTTGACCAGTTGTGACCTTCTTCAAAGGTTACCGTGGTCTTGACCTCAATACTGACAGGTGATGCACTTGCTACACTGACCACATGACCGATTGGTGCAAGTCCGTAACCTTCCCCGGCAGTTTCTTCCGGGTCAAGTGTCTGCTGAACATATTGAACAAGTGTTGAACTTGCTTCACCATAATCATCAGAATCAGTGATGACTACATGAACAGTACCACCAACCGTCAGTTTCTTGTCCTTGGCTGCATTATATACGGCATCAAGCCACGGTTTGACTGCTGCCGGAACTGTTGAAATGATTGATTCATACCAGTTCTTGACCACTGTACTGACGATCATGTCAGCGGGTCTAATGTCACCATTCCAAACACGCTTGACCTTACATGACCCAACACCTTCAATACTTTTGACCTTTGCCATATAATCAGCGTGGTTGCCACCAAAGGACTGTTCATTGAAGCTGTCAAAGTAACGCTGTCTGAAAACTTCTGTATCTTCTTCATCTTCACCGGGAATAAGTACGCTTGTCAGGCTTGCCGTCTGCAATCCATCAATATATTCCATTGGTATCATATCCCCAAGGTACTGATTGCCAACAACACCTTCTGTTTCACACTGAACCTTGTATGTTCCCGGTGTGATCTGTTCAGTCACAACATAGTTTATTTCACCGATGTTGAAACGCTTTCCGGTAACATCAATGTTTGTTGGTGTGAACTCACCCTGTAAGATTGCCTTGGTTGCGGGTTCAGGTGAAAGTCCCCTGTCCTTTGCAAGCAAGATCAGAAATTCCCTTGCAGCAGTATCACCGTATGAATTTTTTATCAGATATTCCAACTCAATGTATAAAATCTGAAATTCAATGGCGGTTGAACTATGCAGATCATAAACAGGGGATGACGGTCTTTTGTCAATTTTGTCAGATACCCGGTTCATCATCCTTTCAAGGATAATGTCATAAGTCTGATCTTCATACATTCTAAATCTTCACCCCCTTCTCTGCTTTAATATCACCGTAAATTGTTTTTACGGTAAAATAGGCATGAACCACACCTTTGACCGTCAGGTCAAATTCAAAGTCGGTCACGCCTGTGATTCTTTCATCAACGGCTAACGCTTCACTGATTCTGCGTTCTAATTCAGGACAAACCCAAGTGACAGGTTCACCGTACAGGTCAAGTGTTTCAATGCCGTAATACCACGGATATATGATGTACTGATACCGTTCTGTTTGCAGTGTTCTGAAAATCATCTGCTTCATGGCATCCTGTTCATCCACGAGACCCCTGACTGAATCACCGTCTAAATCCATTTTATAAGTTAGGCTTGGCTGTGTTTCAATTTCAAAATCTTGGTCAAGAAAACCAACTGTTGAAGGAATCATTTGCCTATCCTATCCACAACAATGAATTTCTGACCTTCTTGCTGTCTTATTAGAATGACACCATCACCGACAGCCAAGCCATTGCCTGATTCAGTGAATTTTGTTCCTGAATAGCCTGATTCAACTGCATACGCAACTGTTCCAGTTCTGCATTTGCATTGTCTGCCCCAACATTTACCGGGTTGTTCTCAATCTGCTGAATCCGCTGTTGAATTGCAGATAACCGCTGTTGCATGGTGTTCATATCCTGAACTGCTGCATCCGGCAGTATATCCATTCCCTGTGCGGTCTGTGAAATCCTTGCCTGTGTGGTGTTCAGTGTGTTCAACATATCGTTTGCACTCTGAACTTCTTGCTGAAATCGTTCAACACCTGTTCCTGTGAACACATCCATCCCGTCAGTTTCCCACTGAATAGGTACGTTGACAGGGTCAGGCGGTGCGTTTGGCTGAATTTCAGGTCTGATTGGTTCAGGATTTTCAATCAAAGGGTCAGGAAGTACCGGGTCAACAGGTACAGGAATCGGTTCTTGATTTCCACCATCCACAACAGGCGGTGCAATATCAGGTGCGGTCTGTCGGCTTGCTGCCTGATTCATTGCTTCAATGGCAGCGGTTGCCTGATTGATTTCATCCCTTGCACCTTCAATACTGCTTGTATCAATATCAGCGTTCATTGACTGCTGCATATCATACATTGCAGACACCCCTTTCTTACGCAACCGTAACCGTTTCATAGAGTTTACCCATAGCGTTCACAACGGTGATTGCTGATGTAATCACAACCGCTTTTTTGGAATCGCCCTGTGCAACCGTAACATCAGAATCAGTGAACCCTTCAATAGCACCAAGTTCCTGTAACTGTGTACGGATTTTCACCAAGTCAGACCAAAGGGAAGTTCTGCCTGATGCATTGTTCGGAACAACACCAAGATACTTAGTGTTGAAAAGAACTGCATCATCATTTCCCAACTGGTCAATAACTCTGATCGTCTGATTGTCCTTGAATACATCCCCGCAAGTGTCCGAAGTGGTCACCATAGAGTTAATATCTTCAAGCACACGGACAACGCCGTTGACCTTATGGAAAGTGAACTCACCCGCCTTGATTGCTGCTTTCAACTCATTCTGTGTGTAATTGGTATCAACGGTGAAACCGCCGTCATATTTCTTGTTCTGACAAGACTTATTGACCGCACAACCGCTTTCTGCACCAGTTACCCAGTACACAAGTGCTGCTTCTGACCATCCGGCATCTGTTACCCTGTTCTTCACACTGATAACGCCCATATAATCAGCAGACAGGTTATAAACAACCAACTGGAACTTGATACCAAGTTCATCACGCAAACGCTTGTTGAAAGCCACATATAACTTCTTGGTAATATCATCAGTAACCACAACGCCCATAGTGTTGTAGGTGTATGATTCGATTTTATCCAAGTAAGCCTGATGTGCTGTGCCGTCAACCGTGCCGTTTGTACCACCAGTTAAAGGTGTTCCGGCAGTAACAGCAAGATCAGCAGCTTTGAATATTACATAATCGTTTGCCACAAGATCAGCAGCCTTGGCAACTGTCTGTGTGTCAACCTTAACCGTACCGAAGTAGGTTGTAACATCATACTTGCTTGCATCATCTGCATTTTTCTGAATCACGATCTTCAAATCGTTACCACGAACACCACAATACTTTGCAGTTGCGTATGTGTTCGCTGCCTTATCACCACCGCCGTTCAGACGGTATGCGTATAAGGTCTTTGCACCCATGAACAGATCATTAAGACCAAGCATCTTAGGACTGTCAAAGGCATAACCAAAAAGTTTCAGGCTGTTCTTCTGAAAATCTTCATTGGTCACTTCAAAAACTTCCCCTTCAACACCCCAGTCAAGTTCAAGGGGCATTGTTGCAATACCTCTATCAGACAGTGCAGCGGATGCAGATGCAGCCGATACAAAGTTGATATAAGCACCGGGCAGTTCTTTGTTCTGTGAGGTAAATGTACCACCACCTAAAGCCATACTATTTCACCTGTCCTTTCATGTATTTTTCAACTAAATTGTCAACAGTTTTCATGGTGTAACTTTTATCTTCATCAAGAAGGGCATCCACCAAGTCCCTTCTGTTTGCAAAACGGGCAGATGCAAGAATCTGTTCCTTGCTGAACATTGGTTCAGTCTGTTCAGACCTTGCAGCAGTTCCCGTTACTGTCTTTTTTGCTGCCATAATCAACCACCTTCCTTCACATCCGTGCTTGCCGTCATAGTTTCCATTGGTGTCTGATCTTCCGTCTTGACCGTGAAAAAGTCATAATTGACAAAAAAATTCAGAACACCGTCAACCACCTGATGATTCATTTTTGAACCCCTGATTGGCTTGGTATCACCGTCTGTTTTGATATACTCCAAACAGTCATACATTCTTTCAGCCACATCAGCACATTCCCGCTGCTTCTTTGCAGACTGTGGGAAATACTGGATGCAGAACTGATTGGTACGTTCATACCGTTTGCCAAGGAAAAGGTTGTTGTTTGGGTTCAAGCAAGCAATAAAAAAACAAGGCTCTTTCAAACCCTGCTTAATTTCTTCATTGTGGATTTCATAATCATCCCCAAATTCTTTGTTCAGGGAACAACTGATTGCTTCAACTATTGAATTTATCATTTACCAAGTCCCCCTAAATATTTCTTGATTTTGTTTTCAAGCACCTTTGGGGCAATTTTCTGTAATTCCTGTTCAGATATGGTCATCATAAACTGACCCTTGACCCATCCTGAATGATTGGCTGTCCTGTGTCCGTACTCAACATAGGATGCGTATTCAACCGGGTTCACAATTTCAATGACATAGGTATCACCAAAATGATTCACCGTCAGGCTGTCAGCATAACTCTTTGCTGATGATCTCTTTGAACCAGTCCAACCACGCCTTAATGTACCGCCCTTTTTCCCTGAACTTGCCGGGTACTGTCCGACAGGTGTTCTTTTTACCACCATGCGAAGCAACCGGGCAGCAAGTTCCTTTGCACACGATTCCACAAAGTCATCAGGATTTTGCAACTTTCCCAACTGCTGCTGAAAGTCTTTCAGACCTTTGCAGTCAAATCTTCCCATTCTACCCATTTACGCATATTCCTTGAACAGTTCAAGCGTGATTTCCTGATGCGTTGGGTAAGTGGAAGGGACACCGCTGCGGGTGTAGTCCGTGGTCACATTGTCCTGTGTTACTGTCAGTTTTGACCCCGCTTTGATTGTTACATCCGGGGAAACAAACAACTTTGTGCTTTGCGTGATCGTTGCTGCTGATTCTGACTGAATTGCTGTTTGCAGTTTTTCAAAAGATAATCTGCACGGTTGGTCTTGTAAGACTACAACCTTTGATTCTTCCATAAGTTTTGACTTCTCATTTTTTACCTTTTGCAGTTCTGTCACCGTCAAAGTACCAAAATAGGTTGCTTCAATGGCTTTCCTTGCAGCTTTTTGTGCTGCCTGAATCTGTTTTACCATCTGATACGCCTGAATGAATTAAATTCAGCCTTTCCATATGATAAAAGGTAATTTATGAAAGAAGTCAGTCTTTGTTCAGGGGTCATTGAACCTTCACCAGTCGCAAAAACCGTGTTGGTGTCCCCCGTCTGAATCTGCTTGACAGCATATTCTAAATCAAACCCGGTAAGGTCATCAGGTGCAAAGGTTTTCTTGGAAAGAAGAAATTCACCCACCGCCATATCAACGGCAATATGTTCCAGTCCTTCCGGCACATCATTCCAGTTGATTTCATTCTTGATTGTGCTGCGTACCTTCTCAACGCAAAAGGTCAAGGCAAATTCATCATCTGCCTTGACCGTATAACCGAATGATTTCAACCGTTCTTTTACTGTATCAGTATCAAACATTGCAACCACCCTTTCAGATCAGAAATTATCCACGGGAAATGATACGGGCAATAGGTACTGCCTTATGCTCAATCGCCTTGGTATCAGATGCAACCAGTGACCAGTTCTTACCAGTCTTTAATTCCGCATTGGTAGGGGAATTTGTTGCCTGTGATGCCTTGGTATAAGAAACACCCGCAACAGAAACAGCGTGACGTTTACGGGAAATCAGTGTATCTTCACCACCCCTTGTCTTAGCATCACGAACCATTTCATAAGGCACTTTTGCACCTACATCCTCAAAACCAATAGCACCTTCACCAAGGATATAGGTTGTATACTCTGTGTACGCATCCTGTGCCTTGATTCCCTTGCCTGTGTCCTCTGCAACGGCATCAACAACCTTAGTAGGTAAAGAATCATCAATGATGACCAGTCTGCCGTTCCAAGTACCCATTTCAAGATTACGCTCAATGCCCTGTGCATCTGTGTACTTTAAGTATGCAAGCAGTTTCAGGTTTTCAAGGTTGGTAGCAACTGCACTGTGACAGTAAACCAACTTGAACTTCTGCTTGTTATCACCGCAAGCCTTCTGAATTGCACTGTTCAGGGTTGTTGCATCCATCTTCATAGTATCATCAGTATGTTCAGCACCCGCCTGTGCAATATCATAAGTGTGTGCTTCAACAAACGCTACATTGGCTTTCTTAATGTCACCCGTGCCAGTGTCCTTCATTCCAAATACACCTTCTAAGATTGCAAGGATAACATCCTGATCTACACCGTTCCAGTAGTCATTGATCTGATTTCTTACGTTTGCCATGAAGTCAGTACCACCAGTTACATCATAACTGAAATCTGCTTCTGTCCAACCGTTCATTCTGCCATAGGTAAAAACACCCTGTTCATAGGTGTCAGGCTTGCGTTCTCAATGTCATCACCATTGATTTTCATTACTGAATCAGCCTGTTCCTTGGTAAGTCCTAAATCCTCTAACTGTTTTCTTGTCATTTCTATACCATCCTTTCAAATACGTTTTTATACGGGGTTACTCCCACATGATTGATTGGTTTTGTTCGGTTTACGCTTGACAACCCGCAAGAAAAAAGACACCCGTTGCCGGATGCCTTTTCTATATGCTACTTGACCCAGTAGCCGGGAGATAATTAGGATCACCATGCCTTTCTCATTGTGTACGTTTTCATGTGCCTTTTATCCCCCTTTCTGACCTCATATAACCGCCATATAGCAATTATTACAGGTCTATTGATAACTTGTTAAGGTATGAAAAAAGCACGGTTATTTGACCGTGCTTTCTATACTCTATCTTTGAAGAACTCACACCATTCAGGATTTTCTTCATCAAATATTTTTTTCTGTTCAGGTGTCAGGTTGTGCGGATAATCAGCAAACATATTGAACACTTGCTTTTTGTCAAAACTGAACAGCCATTCACCGACTGAATCAGGTGTATCTTTCCACCAAATCTGATCTGTTTCATTGTTCTTGTACCAGTTACTTGACATCACCCGTCACCCCTTTCTTCTGACTTTCTACTGCGGTATTTATATACCCAAGAATTTGTTCAAATTCAGCGTTTTCATTGAATGATTCAACATCCATAAGAACAACCGATTTTTCCCAAACCTTGCCGAATTGCTTATCAACCGTTTTCCTACATCCAAAACGCTTATTCAGTGTTGCAGCCATTGAACCGTAACGGTCAAATGGCATCCACCCGTTTTGAAATTTTGATTGAAGTTCCAAGTATTCAACACCGCTGTTAACCCGTCTGACAATGGCTGCGTGTTTACCAGTTGCAAGATAGTATTCTTTATTCAAGACAAGATTATTCAGGACTTCCATTGTTCCTGAAATCTCTTTCTTGACCATTGTGATTGAACCATTCACACCCGGTAATTCCAGTATTTTCTTAATGTTACTGTTCATAGAAAATACATATTGACTGCTGCCACCCCTGAAATCAAGAACATCAAGTCCGTTCCTGTTTCCAATGTATGCAAAAGCCAGTGAAGAACATGAACCCTTGGTCATATCCCCACCCGCAAGCCTTTCAATGATTTCATCAGATGACAACGGCTGTGAAAGTTTCTGAACAGGTCTGTGTTCAACCTTGTCTGCTTCACACGCTTTCTGAATCTGTTGAAATGCTTCACTTGGTTCTTTTTCTTTGATTGTATCATCACTGTTGACTGCTTGCAAGCCTGACTTATCACCATTGACAAATGACTTTTCCCATTCCTTATAGGTCATATTACCCGGTACAAAGTAGGTCTTGCCTGTTTCTTCATCCCTTGCAGCACGTTCACCGACAGCATCAAATTCATCATCAAAATATGGTACTGTGGTACTTCTGCAATGAACATGAAACGGCGGTGCAGTCACACCAACCTTCCATTCAGACATAGGGAAATGCTTGCCGTCCATACCCCGGCATATATCCGAAGTGTGGGAATCCAGTGTTGCCACAATTTCAAACTGTTCAACATCCAGTTCATCAAAACAATCCTTTTGTGCTGCGGAACTGAAAAAGGCTTCTTCTGTCATTACCAACCGCCCGGCGTTGGTCTTGGAAGTGTTCATCTTCCGGGCAATTTCATCAATGGCTTTCTGCGGGTCTTTTCCCAAGATGATGTTCTGTGTCAGGGTGTTGTTCAGTTCATTGACCAACTTCTGACGGTTGCCCCATATCCTTTCACTGAAATTCTTGCCGTCAATCGCCCAAGGCTTATTGATGACCTTGCTGATCTGCTTGTCATCCAGTGCGGAAAAGTCCCAACCAACACCCACACCCTTCTGAATCTCATAGGCGGTGTGATAATAGCCGGACTTGTAGACATTCCGCATTGTGCTGTCAATGCTGTCAAGTTGGTTTCCAAACATGACTTCAATGCTCTGTTGGGTCTGCAACTTCAAGGCTTCAAGTCTGCTGATATGGAATCTTGCAGATGCGTTTTCAAGCTGCTTGACCCAAGTGCCGTTGATCGCATTTTCCTGACCGTACTGAATGTATTGGTTCACATCCCATTTCAGTTCAGCAAGTTCCTTTGCGTTCAACATCCGCTTTGCTTCTGCAAGGGTTACCCCGTTGTTAGATGCAAAACGCTGATACCATGCAGCAATCTGACCTTCAAGTTGCTTTTGTGCCTGTCGGTATTGTTTTTCAATATCCGCATAGCACTGAACCCCCTGTTGGTGTGCAGCCTGTTCAAGCAGTTCAAAACGCTTCTGCCAGTATTCACCGTTATTCATCTACTTCACCGCCCTGACTTCCCTGTGACGGGTCACCTTTATTGTCAGGGTCATCATCTGCACCGTCACCGTTTTGGTTCTGTGTACCAAATGGGTCATACTGTGCAAGCATTTCTTTCTGTGCTTCTTCCTTCTGCTTTTTCAGGCGTTCCATTTCAAGTTGCGGGTCATCTACCCAAGGGTGCATACTGATGATTGTTTCATCAGAAATGATTCCCTGTGACTTCTGACAGTTATCAATAATATCTGATTCATTCATCAGCATATCACGGTTGAATACCACATCAACCCCATCTTCTTCACCTTCAAAATCACCCTGTCCCGTATTGGCAAGGTGGCAGTTGACAAACCAAAGTACATCATCCATTGTTGCCTGTGCTTCTGATTCCGTATCATTGGCATCTGTATCAATGTCAGAGTACATTGACTGAATGTTCATCTGATTAGGGTTGCCGGAAAGTCTGTCATCCTTGGCATCATAACCCATTGCGTTCTCAATCAAGGCTTTCTTGAAGATTTCCACAATGGTCTTGTAATTCTCTGCATTGACTGTGATTTCAAGGGTTTCAACCCCGCCCTTGGTGTCACCGTCATATCTGACCTTTACTGCACCATAGGTTGCAAGGTTCTTCCTAAACTCACCTAAATTAGTACCGTCATAGTTCTTCAATACCAAAATGGTGTTCCGGGCATCTTCTTGCATATTATTTTCAAAGTCAGACAGCATCACGTTGATGCCATCCTGTAATGACTTGACTTTCTTAATCAGCGGTGTTTCCTGTTCATTGGCTTTCAATGGAATCAGTGGAACACGCTGCCAGTTGAACACTTGAACATTTCCGGCAGCATCCGTCATTGTAACGTGTGGGAAGTCTGCGGTTTCATTGTTCACAATGTCAGGAATCAGTTTCCCGCCATCAAGAATGAACAGGTGAACCCCATTCAGATCATACAATTCAACCTTTTCAATGAACTTCCTTTGATTGCCGTCATAGGCAACCGTCACATAATGCCGGATGAAGAAATCAAGTTCAGTGTGTTCAGAATCTTTCCAAAACGGCAAAATCTCATAAGCGGGGAAAAGCCTGAAAGCAAATTCACCCCGTTCATTGTAGTATGGGTATAACCAAGCAATACCGCCATTATATGCAGCCTTGCCCGCACTTTTCAGCGTTCGCATAAACTTCTTGTCAAATATCTTTTTCAGCAGTTCAATGTATGCAGTATTTTCACCGCTTAGTGTGAACGGCTTACCGAACAGATAATTGGCTTTCTGATTGACCATCTTTGCATACTGGTTATCAACAATTCTGTTGTTTGGTAGGTTCTCAACAACTTCAAGTTCCCCGCCTTCACCGATCATTGTACGCTTGCGGTGAATTACATCATGGTCACCGTCATAGTACAGAAATCCTTTTATCTGCATCATTCTACGGGGTGAACACTTCCATGCTGCAATTTCCTTTTCAAGAAATTCCAAGTCGGTCATGTGTGCCTTTGCCCCTTGCAATATAAAGTTGCTAAGTTTTAATGTGATTGCATCCACAAAGGAACTGAACACGGTTCAATTCACCCCTTTCATTGCATAATAAAATCAAAACCCCTGAAAACACTATGTTTCCAAGGGTATGTGTTACTAATTTGTTTCTAATATCTCAAAAGTAGTTATACAGGTGTCATAGGCGGTCACCGATTACAACCGCCCCGGAGTAAGCATTTGACAGCCTTTTCCTACCGTCCAAAAAGAAACGGCTGCTGACACCGTGTATTCTACCCGGTAATTGCTTAATCAAAACTAAAGGCATCACCCTTTGCCATCTGTTCAATCGCATAACGCATTGCATCCATCAGGTGGTTGAAGTCATCAATAGGGCGGTTCAGTTTCTTGCCCGTCTTGGCATCCTTATCCCACTGATAGTTGCTGATCTCTGTGATGAAATTCACGCAACGGGGATGAATGATAATATGATAGTCCTGTATGAAGTCAATGCCGTTGTTGATGCTGTCCTTGCCCTTCCTTGCTTTCCTGATTCCTTTCAGACCCAGTTCACGCAAGCGGTCAATGCTCTTTGGTTCTGCTGAATCGGCTGTGATCTTCTCTTTCACATATCCCATCCGCTGAACCTGTTCTGCAATGGCTTCATTACTCATGCCCGGCTGATACATTTCATCAAAGACCCAAATGGTCTTGCTTGACTGATCTATCAGACCACAAAACAGTGCTGATGGGTCATTTGTATAACCAAAGTCAAGACCGAATACAGACTTGACCCCGGCAATCTTCTTGACTTCATCAACACTGAACGCCTTTTCTTCCCAATTTTCATAGACAAGACCGTCTACAATACCCCAATCACCAAGACCCGCCACTTTGTAACGCCTTGGGTTCTGCTTCTTCATGGTTTCAAAGACTTTCAAGTCTGCCTTATCCAACCATTCATTGCACTTATAATTGGTGGTCATTGCAAGGGTTTCATCATCCGTGTTATCAAAAAACCGCTTCTTTATCCAGTGGTGTTCATTCCACGGGTTCAGTGTAAGGGTTATTTGCTTGAACAGTCCTGAACCGTCAGGAACAGCACCACGGATTGATTCATCAAGCATATTGAAATCATCTTCTGAACTGATTTCATACGCTTCTTCAATCCACATCCAACACAAACAGCCAATATCAACGGTTATTGATGTTACTTTCAGGGGGTCATCCAGTCCCCTGAAATAAATCTTTTGACCTGTCGGTTTATAGGTCATTTCAAGTGGTGATTCTTTGATTTCCCAAAAGGCATCAACGCCAAGGCGGTGAATCGCCCACTTCAATTCTGTGAAACAGGAATCTTTCAGGGTTCTGAAAGTCTTTCTGACCACAAGGGTATTTGCCTGTGGGTACTTCATCATATTGGTGATGTACCAAAGGGCAGTTGTTTTTGATTTCTTGGATGCACGGCTGCCCTTGCATACCCTATATCTACCTTTCCAACGCCAAAAAGTACCGTAACCCTTACCAACCAGTTCAGGCAGCAGCACTTTCTTCTTGCCGGACTTTGTAGCCTTGTAATCTTCCGGGTACAGGATAAACTTCTGATACCCAAAAACATATTGTGAAGATATTCTGTTCTTGACCATAGACGATCACCGCCTAATCTTCAAGGGCATCTTCACCAGTGATAACAATAGGCTGTGTGATATTCACATCAATCTTGTCATTCCACATACCCAAATGCTTACCAAGTAATTCAAGTGCTTTCAACTTTGGTGAAATCTTCACTTCCCTTTCAACGCTTGACCCGGTTTCTGATTCAGACTGTTTATATTTCACGGATTCGATACAGGCAAGGTCATCATCAGTTGCATTGTCTTTGATTCTTCCGTGACTATCAACAAGGTCTGTCATCTTCACAAAAGCAATGCGGGCAAGTTCTAAAACAACCCTGTCCTGATTGATTCCTGTTCTTTTGCTGCGTTCTGCCATTGCAACACTAATTGCCTGTTGAACCTTGACATTTGCCAACATCCTTGAACCTTGCTGATCTGCTGTTTTTGCCGAATAACCCGCACGAATGGCTGATTGTGTTGCGTTCAGGTCAATCAGGTATTCTTCAACAAAACGCTGCTGTTTTTCAGTTAATTTTGCCGTTTTTGCCATCAAACAACACCCCTTTCATGTATTTTTGCAATAAAAAATCCCTGAAACATTACATTTCAGGGTGCAAATATCGGCAGTAAAAAATAAATTGCAGATAATTCTTATGAATTATCTGCAACCCAGTTTTTGCAAGTTTATCATAATTGTCTTGTACCCGTTTGTCAATCGTCAGATTATAACCGATTACATCAAATAATGTAAGTTTTGATAAGTTTTTTCAAACGCTGCAAGTGCCTTGTTATGCAGTTCAACCGTGTAATTATAGCACTTTTTCATTTCCTTGGATGCCTGTTTCACTGTCTTGTACTGAACATACACTTTATACAATACCTGAACATAATTTTTATCACGCAAACCTCTGATTTCTTTGATGATCTGTTCTTTAGCATCTGCAAAACTGTCAATTTCTGCATTGATTTTATCATTGAAAGCAACATAATTTGTTACCT